TACTGGCGATGCCGCAGCCTCTGGCCTGCTGCCCCCGAGTTCGGACCCGACCGCTTCGCCTGGCAGCCCGAGCACGTCGTCTACCAGGCCATCGAGGAAGGGGAGCGCCGACTGAGGGAGCAGCTGCAATGGGCTGAGCTGCCGGTGGCGCGGCAGACCATGTGGGTGGCGGACCTGCACCGCCTGCTGCTGGCAAAGGTCACCGGCGCTGAGCGGCTGGAGCCCAGCCAGCTGGAGCTGCGCGACTTCCTGTGCTTCGGTGAGCCGGGCGAGCAGGACCACGGCCCACCACCGGCTGCCGGTGCGGCGATGCTCGAGCTCAACCGCCTGGGCCTGCTGCCGGGCTTCACGCTGGTGTTCTGGCCCGCGCTGAGCGAAGCGGGCAAGGGGCAGCCGCCGCCGCAACTGCTGGCGCTGCTGGCCGATGACGCGGTGCTGCTGGCGCCACGGATGACCGGCGGGGGCTGGTCGGGCCTGCTGCTGGCGGAGGACACCGCAGCGGGGCAGGTGCGGGCGTTCAGCTCGGTGGACGGCGATCCGGCGGGTGAGCTGCTGGTGCCGCTGCCGTCGGATCCGGGGGCGGTGGTGTGGGCGGAGGAGGTGCTGCTGCTGCCGGTGGCTCCCTGAGCAGCCGGCGTGCGCGGTTCAGCGCGATCTCAGCCTCCAGCACCGAGCGGAAGTAGCCCAGCGATCGGCGGCGGCCACCGGACTGCAGGCGGGCCTGGTACGGCCTGCGGGGGCTCTGGGGGGCGTAGCTGACGCCACGGGGTAACCACTGGGGGCCGGCCATGCACCAGCTTGCCGAAGTGGCTTAGGCGACCGGGCAACCCATGGGGTCACTCCCGGGCGATGCCCGGCATCGTCCATGGCACAGAACTGGAAACAGGCCTACGGCTACAAGTTCTGGATCAGCCCGATCCTCAAGGACTCGATCAACTTCGCCACCCTGCTGCCGACCGCAGGCCTGGGCACCGGCAAGTTCATCGACAACAGCACCCCGCTGGCCAACAACCTGGCGGTGATCAAGGCCGGCACCGGCGCCACCCTGGGCCTGGGCGTGGGCACGCTGAAGGTGATCACCAACGCGGCGCTGGCCACCAACGAGGTCACCCTGACCTTCGCGGCGGCCCATGGGTTCACCGTGGCGCAGCGGATCGTGGTGGCCAACCTGCCGGCCCCGTTCACCAGCCTCAACGGCACCTACACCGTGAAGGCGGTGACCACCAGCTCGCCGTTCACGCTGACCTACGACAAGACCGGCAGCAACATCGCCTCGGCGGCGGTCGCTGCCGGCGGTGTGCTGCCGGCCCTGGTGCTTGACGGCACCGCCAGCCCGATCCGGCTGCTGGGCCTGAGCAACGCGGCGCCGGAGGAGGGCGAATCGGAGGAGACCGTCGACACCTACGACGACGAGCTCCAGGGCTTCGATGCCAGCCTGGCCACGAAGAAGACCTTCAGCTGGACCCTGGAGGGGGTGAGCGATCACAACGACACCGCCTACAAGCTGCTGCGCCTGTGCTCGAAGGAGTCGGTGCGCGAGGGCCTGATGGTCAAATACGCGCGTGTGGGCCCCACCGGCGTGAACGAGGTGACCTATGGCTTCGGGCGGTTCACCGGCTTCAGCGAAACCCCGCCGGCTGCTGGTGTGGTGCGCTGGAGCAGCACGCTCAAGGCCTACGGCCCCTATGAGCTGGAGTTCGCCTGATCGGCAAACTGAGCTGATCGCATGGGACCGGCCCCTTCGGGGGCCTTTTTCATGGCGTCGGCTCGATGCCGCAGCGCCTGATCGCATCGTCCATCCCGCCCAGCCTGGCGGCCCGTGCCTCCCAGGTGTCGCCGCCGTCCATGCCACGCAGGGCGTTGACGCAGGCTGGGTCCTTCACCCGGTTGCAGACCAGGCCGGCGAGGTCGAGGTCACTGCCTGGCTTGCCGGTGGCCCAGTAGAGCTGCCCATTGATCCAGCGGGCGCCGCAGCGCGGGCACGTTCGGCAGGACATGGCGGCGCTCGGCGGTTGCGGGAGCTTTCCGGGCGGAAACCTACGGCAGTGAGGCTGGCCCATGGCACTCCCGGCGACCGCTGGCGCCATCTACGACCTGCTGGTGTCCGACGCGGGGCTGCTGCGGTTGCTGGGTGTGTATCAGCTGCCGGATGGGCAGTCGCTGCCGGCGATTGCGGCCCTGAAGCGCAATGAGCGGCTGCCGGAGGGCACGGCGATCGGTGGGGTTGAGGTGGTGATCACCACGCCTCGGCTGTCGCCGGAGTGGCTGCTCGATGGCGGTTACCGGTCCCAGCCGACGTTTCGGATCTACGTGAGCGAGTGGCCCGGTGCTGATCGTGACCAGCTCCAGGCGGTGGCCGAGCGGGTGATCGGCTGGCTGCCGGGGGCGACGACGACGCAGATCGACGGCGACCCGCCAGGGGAGGGGCTGGGCCTGCTGGATCAGTTCGTGATCCGGTGGGTCAACCCTGAGGCGCACGTCAGCGGGGGTGCGGGCTGATGGCGGATCGTGAGTTCAGGGTTGTTGGCACAGCGGACTTCCGGGCAATCCTCGAGGGGTTCAAGCAGGTGCAGGCCGGCGGAGTGCAGGCCGGCCGACAGGTTGAGGACTCGCTGAAGCGGGCGGGCGAGGCGGCACCCGGGGCTGGCGCCAAGGTCGGACAGCTGGGCGAGGCGCTCGGGAAGATTGGCGCAGCGGCAGGGGGAGCCGGCGAGCGACTGCGGGGGGCCACCGGGCAGTTCCTGAGGGTGGGGCAGGACGCGGCGCAGGTCAATTCCAAACTGGGTGCCATGTCTGCGTCGCTGGGCATGGTCAGCCAGGGGCTGGCCGGGCTTGGCATCGGCGTGTCGGCATCAGCGGCCCTGGCCTACTCGTTCCGGCAGATGACGGCGGCCGACGATGCGGCGGCGGCGGTGCGGACGCTGGGGATCAACAGTGATGAGCTGTCCGCACGGCTGGCCGATGTGTCCAGGGAGCTGGGCAACAACTACAGCCAGATCGAGCTGACGACCGCTGCCTATGACGTGGCGTCGTCTGGCTTTGCAACGGCTGCGCAGGCCAGTGACATCCTCAAGGCTGCAGCGTTCGGCGCGAAGGGCGGCTTCTCTGATCTGGGGACGGTCGCCAATGCGCTGACCTCCGTGATCAACGCCTACGGGCTGACCAGCGCAGATGCCGCCAAGATCGTGGACGGGTTCATCCAGACCCAGAACGACGGCAAGATCGTGCTGGCCGAGTACGGCAGGGAGATCGGCAACGTGGCGGCCATCGCCGCCGCTGGTGGAATCAGCATCGATGAGCTGAACGCCGCGATCTCAGCAGCAACCGCAAACGGCGTGCCGGTCAACCAGACCTTCACCGGCCTGCGGCAGGCGATCAGCGCGGTGCTCAAGCCGACCGCAGAGGCGACCGCGCTGGCCAGCAAGCTGGGGATCCAGTTCAACGCTCAGGGGCTGAAAGCGAAGGGCCTCGGCGGGCTGCTGGAGGAGGTGGCGCAGAAGACCCGGGGCAATGTGCAGCAGAACTCGGTCCTGTTCAGCTCGGTTGAGGCCCTGGCGGCGGTTCAGCCGCTGTTGAATGACGGACTGGCGAAGTACAACGACTTCCTGGAGAACCAGGCCAGCGCATCAGGCGCCGCTGCCAAGGCATCGGATGAAGTCGGCAGGACCATCAGCGGCAGCCTGACCAGGATCAAGAACGCAGCATCGGACACCACCGTTGCGCTGACGAAGCTGTTCTCGCCGGAGCTGGAGGCATCAGCCACGGTGATCGCCAAGGCGTTCGGACTACTGGCCAACGCAGCCCAGCGCAACGGCGGGCTGCTCAAAGGCGCGATTGAGTCGGCAATCCCCGGCCTGTCGGGCGCAAGCGTGCTGCTGAAGTTCATCGCTGATCGCTTCAAGGAAAGCGGCAAGGAGGCGGGGAAGACCGCAACAGAAGCGGGGCGACTCGGCCAGGAGAGCGGCAAGGCGGCTGGCGGACTGACGCAGGCCGAGGTGGCGTCAAGGGCGCTGGCCGCGCAGATGCAGACCGCCACGGCGGAGGGCGTGCGGCTTCAGGACCAAGCCTCCCGCAGCGCGGTGGCACTCGACACCGCAGCGCTTGCCGGCCAGCGGCTTCAGCTGTCGCTGCAGATCGGTGACAGCCTGATCAAGCTGGCCCAGGCCAGCCAGGGGCTGGAACAGAGCCGCTTCGACATCGCCAAGGCCCGCAACCAGTACGAGCTCCAGGCAGCGCAGCAGCGCGGGGCATCGGAGACCGAGATCGAGGCGATCAAGCGCAACGGGCAGCTGATCGAGGCCCAGGCGCTGCAGGCCCGTGCGCAGTCCCTGCTGTCAATCCAGGAGCTGGAGCGGCAGTCGCTGTCGCTGACGCAGGAGCGAGCGCGGATTGATGCCGATCTGGCGGTGCAGGGCGCCCGGGTGAAGCAACTGGAGGCTGAGGCGGCGGTGCAGGAAGCGATCGGCAAGGGGGATGAGCGAGCGACGGCGCTGGCCCAGCAGAAGCTGGAGCTCGCGCAGCAGGTGGTGCAGCTGGAGATCCAGCGCCGCGAGACCCTGGCCCAGACCCAGCCGATCGAGCAGCAGATCGCCGCCGCCGGCGCCGAGACGGCCCGCAATGCCCTGCAGGCGCAGGCGGCGGCCATGGGCCTGCGGCTGGAGGCCAACGGCACGGTCGCGGCCATGCAGGGGGTGAACCAGAGCTTCCAGGTGCTGGCCACCAGCCAGGGGCTGACGGAGGGCGGTCAGCGGCGGTTGCGTGAGCTGGCTGCCGCGACCGGGCTGGAGGTGCGCCAGGCGGCTGATGGGACGATCCAGATCGGCCGATCGCTGGGCGCTGCGGGCACGCCAGCGGGGCAGCTGGTCGAGGCCCTCAAGAACGCGGCCGATCCAGCGGGAGCGATCAGCGGCAGCTTCGTCAAGCTGGGCGAGAAAGCCCCGGCGGCGGTGCAGGGCAGCCGGGACTTCGCCGGCTACCTGTCGTCCGCTGCGGGCTACAGCAAGCAGGTGTCAGATCCCAGGATCGCCGGGGAGGTGCGCAATGCAGCCACCCAGGCCGGCAGTCTGGCCGACAAGATGCGCACCAGCGCCAGCTCCGCCCAGTCCTTCTATCAGTCGCTCCTGCAGGCCTCCGCCCTGCCCGGCTCCCGGTGGACCGGCGGCCCGGTGGAGGCCGGCACGTCGTACCGGATCAACGAGCTGGGCCAGGAGTCGCTGCTGGGCCCCGGCGGGCGGCTCAGCCTGATCAATGCACCGGCGAACAGCCTGTGGCGGGCGCCCCGTCCGGGTGTGGTGCTGCCCGCTGGGGTGACCGCCCAGCTCAAGGAGCAGGGGGTCTTCGGCGGCGGCGCCGGGGCCAGCCTGCGGGGCGCGGGGGCGGCGGTGGCCGGCGGTGGTGCGGCCGAGGTGCTGGCGCAGCAGGCGGTGGAGATCGGCCGGTTGCGGCAGGCGATCAGCGAGCTGGCCCGGAAAACCTGGAACGTGGGCGTGAAGGTGCGATCCGATGGCAGCGCCGTGTCGTTCCTGAACCAGATGGGGAGGATGCGCTGATGGCGGTCACCGTTGGGGCGCTGACCCTGAAGCACCTGCAGGCGCAGCCGTTCGGCTGGAGTGCCAGCGATGAAACCCAGGGCCGCAGCGTCCGGCTGTGGTCCGTGCAGGGCCTGGCCAGCCCGGCGCAGTGGTTGTCGCTACTGAGCATCTACGAGGCCTGGCGGGCGGTCAGGATCACGGAGGCGCCGACGATCGCCAGCCGGGTGGTGGGCACCACGGTGGCGTTCACGGGCAGCGCCTACGGCAAGACCTGGAGCAATGTCGGCTGCTGGTTCGCCCAGGCGCCGGAGGGATCAGCGGCCGGGGCCTATGTGTCCGTCAGCTTTCAGCTGGTGGATGCGGCGCAGTCGCTGGCGGTGCTGCTGGCGGACGAGGAGGCCGGCCGGCTGGCGGGCGATGCGTTCACCCCGGTCTATGGCACCTGGTCGCTGGGCAATGCGAACCTGACCCTGCTGGACCAGCCAGAGGGCTTCGATGACGGGCCCACGATGAGCCTGACGGCCACCGGCACGGGTTACATCAGCGGCCCCCTGGCGGCCACGGAGGTGCGCAACCTGCGGGGCTGGACGACCAGTGCAGGGTGGACGGCGGTGAAGAACTGGTACCGGACGACCATCAGCAGCAAGCCGGCATCAGGGGTGTGGTTCCCGGTGACCGGGCCCAGCCTCGAGCGGGACCAGATCGTGAGCAATGGCGCGGTGGTGGAACGCTACATCGTGTCGATCACCCTGAAGCAGACGCCATGACCGTTGACATCAGGGCGCGGGTGTTCTGCAGCCTGGGGCCGGTGATCAGCGGTGAGCTGAGCGACAGCTTCGTGCAGGAGGACGGGGTGGTGCGGACCCGTGGCCAGGTGGTGCTGAATGGGATCTACCAGCCGAAGCGCGGCAGCCTGGTCAAGCTGGGCTACCTGCGCAACGGCAAGGCCACCCGGTTTCCGCGCACGGTGCGGGCCCTGTCGTTCTCGGCTGACCCCCTCGACGGGGTGACCACGGTGCAGCTGGGGTGCAAGCTGACGATGGGCGAATCGGTGCGGCTGGCGGATCAGCTGCAGACCCTTTCGGTGGCGCCGCAGTGGTGGCTGGACCTACCGGAGACCATGAAGGGACAGATGGTGATCCCAGCCCGTGCGCAGGACGTGGTGGCCTACTGCATGACGAAGCTGGGCGTCAGCATCGCCGGGAGCGGTTACACCCTGGCGCATCGGTACGTGCGGGCCCGGTACGACCTGACGCGGGGCTACCTGGCGGTGGCGGCGGAGATGATCCGCAGCGAGAGCTGCTTCGCGTTCCTGAACCCTGCTGAGCAGCTGGTGATCAGGAAGGTGCGCAGCACGGGCGGCAAGCGGGGGCCAGTACTGCGGCGCAACCGGCTGATCGACATGGAGCCGATCGTGACCAGCCCGCAGGAGATACAGGGCATGAAGGTGATGTATCAGGCGCTGACGGCACCGAAGAACTGGCAAGCTAGGTCGATCGCTGTATCGCAGGGCGGGTAGAAGGCATGGCGCTGCGGGATCGCACGGTTGAGAAAGTTGTTGCCCTGACCAAGCACGCTGTGCAGTATCAGGCCACGGTGAACGGCGCCAAGGTTACACGTGTCGCTGAAGTCAGCCACGTTGGCGAATCGGAATCAATCACCGAATACGTGACGATGGTGTTCATCGAGTTTCCGGGCGTTGGCTTTGCCAAGGCAGAGGACTGGGACAACTACAGGGTCAAGCAGACCACCTTCGGCGAGGCCGGCAACATCACCAAGACCGAGTACCTGCTGGGCGTGTTCTCGGGTCCACCGGGCGGGCAGCAGTTCGTGCAGGGCACCTGGCGGACGCAGGACGTGGCCGCGAAGCGAACGACCAAGAGCACGAAGTGCATCGGTGAGGCCAACCCCAGCCGGTGGCGCAGCAAGCTGGAGGTGCCGGAGCAGGCGCGGGCCGGTGATTCGCTGACCTACATCAGCACCACGGAGTATTTCTACGACATCGACCCGCTGACGGGCCCCTACGTGTCGCGGGAGGTCACGGAGGAGCGCGAGCCCCGGATCTCGTTTGCCGGGAAGCTGGGCATCAAGTCCTACAAGGGGATCTCACTGGGCTACGACGACCTGCTGGTGAGCCGGGTCGTGGTGACAACGGTGCCGGACAGCTCCAGGGACATCAGCCAGGTCACCACCGAGCGCTACGCGGCGATCGGCGCCACCCAGGAGGGCGCGGCGGCCGGTGCGCTTGTGATGGAGGCCATCAGCAAGCTGCCGGATGCAGACCGGGTAACCGAAACCATGGCGCTCGTTGACCTGCAGTCCCGATTGGTGTTCGACGGCATCGAGGTCCGCACCAGCGTCGGCCGTGGCCGTGCTGAAACGGCGCCGGACCCCGAGCGGCAGCAGCAGGAGGAGTACAACGACGTCAACAACCAGCTGGACGACGAATACGACGGCAGCGGCGAGGAGGCCGACACCGGCGGGCTGGACTACGGGATCACCAACGAGTACACGTTCGACGCCTCGGTGAATGACGAAACGGTGGGCACCGCCTCGTTCGGTGCGTCGACCATGCTGGCCCCTGCGGACTGGCTGGAGGGCAGCATCAGCGGCAACGAGCTGATCCGGGTGCTGAACCGTGGCAATGCCACTGCGGCGGTGCGGGAGTATGCGCAGACCCAGTACGAGCTGGAGATCGGCACCCTCTACGGCAAGAGCCTGCAGATGGAGGTCGAGAACCTCCCGACCGAACCGCTGAGCACGCTCTACATCGAGGCGGCGGGCGTGACCGGTGCGTTCCGGGTCAACGGCAGCACCTGGGCGTTCACCGACCAGGGCATCGTGGCCGGGTGCGATGCGGTGCTCAACGGCGGGATCGGGAGGCCGCCGGAATGACCGCCGCGTGGTTCAAGCTGCCGGTTCCGATCGAGAACCTGCCGGTGCTGCCGGCCCCCGCGGCACCAGCGGACCCGGCCCCCGCGAACAGCATCGCCGCACCGGTGGGCTTTGACCCGGCCAGTCCGGGCAACATCTGGGACAGCCTGCCGACCAACGGGAGCGACACGTACCCGCTGGAGCTGACGCCATCGCGGGTGGTGCTGCCGTATCAGGAGCGGATGGCAGCGGCGCTGGTGACCCGGCATCGGGTGATGCTGCTGGTGCGGGACTACCGGCTGGCGCTGCCGGTGATCAGCGCCACGGTGGTCAGCCGGCACGTGATGGTGGCCACCCAGGCGAAGGGCTGGCGGATCGGGGGGCAGCCGCTGGGGCTGGAGGTGACGGGCCAGGCGGGTGCGATTCAGCGCAGCTACTCGATCGTGAGCGCAGCGGGAGACGTGGACCTGGGCGGCATTGCGGCGGGCCTGCTGCGATCGGCAAGGGTGCAGGGCCAGCCGGGCGGGGTGGCGCTCCAGGGCGCTGCAGGGCGGCTGCTGGGCCCTGGCGATCGCGTGCTCTACGGCCAGGCGGCCCAGCTGTCGGTCACCGGCCAGCAGGGGTCCCCGTCGAGGGGCTGGGCGATCGTGGGGCAGGCGGGCAGCGTGGAGCTGGAGGGCCGAACTTACGGCATGGTCTACTTCGGTGACCTGGGCGAGTTCTTCCAGGACTGGGCGTTTCAGAACTACGACTACTTCGCGGAAATCATGCCGGAGGGCTGGGCAAACTAAGGCGCATCGCACGGCGGCATGGCTGCTCCAAACCTCAGGGCACCGGGCTCAGTCATCGGCAAGACCGAGGGCTATGCGGTCGGCACCACCCTGGCGGCCACGCTGTCGAACGGTGCTGCCAGCGGCAAGGCGCTGAAGCTGACCACGATCCGGGCCTGCAACGTGGACACGGACAGCCGCACGCTGACCGTGAGTCGATACGTGGGCAGCACGCATCGCTACCTGGTGAAGGGGGTGAGCGTGCCGGCGGGGCAGGCGCTGATCGTGACGACCCGCGAGGACTACCTCTACCTGGAGGAGGGTCATGCGGTGTATGCGCAGACGTCTGCCGCCAATGCTTTCGACCTGACCATCGCCTACGAGGAGATCAGCTGACATGGCCGTTGTCACTTCCGCGTTCACGACTGCTGCAAACCAGGTGTGGGCCAGTCCCACGTGGTCAGTGGACGACCCCAGCTACAAGCTGAACACGCAGCTGACTGCATGGATCACGGCGATCAATGATCCGGCGGTGATCGAGATGGTGGCGAATCCTGGCAATGCCACGGCTCGCGGATCAAGCGATGCGGTGCGCTGGCTGCTCAGGGCGCGGGCGGCTGGTGACACCGGCAGTGATTATGGTTTTAATTTTGCGACTAGAAACTCTGGCTCTGGTGGTGA